ATACATACCGACCATGACAAATTTGCTGTTGCCATAGGCTATCCCGTTCCAGCGGGATGGGTCTCTCAAGGCTATCTGCGACCAATAGCTTCCATCTACACTCGTAGCAGCCTTCTTGTTGTCTGCATTATTTGGAGAGGTATTATAGTACCCAACCGCAACGAACCTTCCGTTGCCAAACGCAATGTCCTGCCAGTAATAGTTGAACGGAACGGTTGTTTTTGTCCAAGTTACCCCATCTGCGCTATATATCACATAGTTGTTAGATATGCCGTTACCACCGACTGCTACAAATGTCCCATTTCCGAATGTCAATGTACCCCAACTGGTAGAAGCCGGAAGGGAGGATGTAGACCAGCTAACCCCGTCTGTGCTGTAATAGGCTTTATCGTGGCTCAATGCAACAAACTTCCCGTTGCCATAGGCCACGCAGTAGAAACCGTAGGATGCGGCCGAATATTCCGCCTCCCACCAGTCTTTCCCCAGCGTATATGCCGGTTTTTCCTCAAATACCGCTGTAAGCACCCTGCCTGCCGTCACGGCGAAGGTGTACGGATTAGCAGTGGAAATGGTCGCGCCGCCCTCCTGCCAGCCGCTGAAATTGTAGCCGCTTGCCGTTACCGCTTCTACAGTCAGCACCATTCCGCCAGAGGCCACCCCGCCGCCGGATACCGTCCCGCCGTCCGGGTCGCTTGCCTCCACGGTAATCGTATGCAGGCCCTCCGGGGCCGTGGAGATGGCCCGTATGCGGTCAGGAAAGTCAGCGGCGGGAATGGGCTCGGCGGTTCCATCCTTCTCCCGGATAGCGTCCGCGATGGCCTTCAGCTTCACCTCCTGCGTGCTCATCAGTAGCTCCCCTCCCAGCTGTCCAGCACCGCCGCCCGGATTGCGGCATTCAACTGCTCTGCTGTCACCGCGCCCACATCAGCGGCGGTGGGCATCCACGTGTCAGGCCGCGCGCCCACCATCGCCGCCGTGTAGTCCCCGGCCTGGGGCGTCACGATGCCGGTGCGCCCCTTGAAGCTGGTCACGCCGGAGGTGCTGCCGCCTCCGCCGGGATCATCGCTGTTCAGGCGGATAATGTTGCCTGTGCCATTGTTGACGATGCTGCCTTCAAACAGGTTGTCTGTTATCATACAGCTGCTCCAGCTGGCATCGATCTGAATCGGCGTTTCACAGCCGTGGATCCGGTTGCTACTGATGATGGCATGAGATACATCCGGATCGGCTGTGGTGTGCGCCCCATCGAGCAGATGGATGCCAATTTGGCCACCTGCGATAAAGTTGCCAACTATGGCAGGACTCAGATCTGGCTTGGCATTGGGTGCATATTTGTCCACAGTGATTGCTGGTTTCTCAGTGCCGTTCAGGAATGAGTTTCCAGTAATCATAACAGGGCCAGCGGAACGAACCGGGGCATTTGTTATCTGGTTTCCAACTATGGAGAGCAACGGTGCTGCCGATCTATCCACTGTAACGAAACGTTCTGCAATAATGTTGCCATTCTCAATTTTGTTACCTGATACCGTTCCTGCGGCTCCAAGCATAAGATCTACTCCGCTGATTTCATTATTTGCCAGCACCATTTCCCCGCGGCAGATAATACTCCAAGTATGGTCTGTACACATCACCACGTTATTCTCAATGATTACAGCGTTATATACGACATCTGTATAGATAATTTCATTGATGAGAGACGGATAAGGAGACGGCACATCAACTTTGAAAAAGTTTCCAGAAATACAGATGCAATCGGTACTCTGCGCACTATAGTCAGTTACCTGTACTAAGTCCACGGAGGAAGTGATTGAGTCGACGGGATCGAGATCAAGCTCCACCTGATTATTTTGAAATCTGAAACTGGTGCTATAGGAGGAGATGGAACTATACATAACCCTGACATTCATAAATACACAGCTTTGAATGTCGAAACAAACACCAAGTGCGCTCAGAATCGGCAATGAATCTGCTGATATAAATGTAAGCCCATAAAAACGTATGATACAGCTACTTTTATAATCGCGCATGGAAAAAGATCCGGCCAGCTTCAAAATCGTGGAACCAGGACTTCCGGCAATAGAGATATCCTTAACGTCCTCTTTGATAAGAAAATCCGAGCTTGCCAGATTGTATTCCCCGTCTAACATCGCAATTTCTCCGCCGCCAAGTTCAATAAGCGCATTGAGTGCCGCGATCAATTCTACCTGGTCATCGGTCCCATCACACAAATAATCACAGTCCGCCTGCGTCCACCCGGCGGTGGATGTGCCAATAACAAAGCGGCAGGTGCGCTTGCCGGAGATGCCGTCAAAGCCCTCGTTGATGGTGTTCAAGGCTCTCTGGGCGGCGTTTACCTGTCCCATGAGGTAATTATACCCATGCTGCTCCGACAGCCCCACATCGGCCCCGTCCGGGGCCACAATCTGTCCGGACGTCCAGTCCTCCGGCAGATCCGCGGGCAGCGGAGTGGGCAGCGGCCTGTCTGCCATATCAATCTCCCTCCTTCACAATAAATGCATGGCGGAAGGCAACCGCCTCCTCCACAATCGGAACCTGAACCGCGCTGGTGGTCAGCGCCGTCCCCGCTCGATCCAGCAGCTCGATCAGGGTTACCTCCTGCGTCTGCTCCCGGAGCACCCGGTAGCCCACGCTGGCCACATTGCCCACGGTGGACTTGGAAAGGGCGGTGATGACAATCTCCCCATTGACCCGCACCGACTTGATATCATCCGCCACAAAGCCGGCGGCCTGATCCAGAAACGCCTGCTGTATACTGGGCTGTGCCGCCATCTTGACGACCTCCTCCTCTCTCCCGCTGAAGAACGGCAGCCGGCCCAGGGCCCAGCCGCCAAGCGTATAGTTGTAATCGCCCACAGTCCGGCTGATAACCTCCGCCACCCGGAAGGCCGCCGCCACCCGGGGCCGGCTGATATAGACGATATGGCAGGGCTTGATCAGCTCCATGGTGACAGACATCTCGGAGAAATACTGCTGATCCTCCACCGCCGCCTCAATGTACAGGGTGTAGCCGGGATAGTCCACCTCCACCTCCCAGTTCCCCGGCCCAAAGAGCGCGTCCAGCCGCTGGTACAGGAAGGGCAGGGTGAAGGGCGGCCGCATGGACAGCCGGTTGAGAATCCGGTCCCGGCGGAAGGCCAGCGTCTCCGTCACCGGGTTGGGGACAATGCGGAAGATGGCCTCCCACGCCGCGGCGGTGCCCTCGTCCATGGTCTGCACAAAGAGGTTACGGTGGATGCGGTCCATAAAGGCGGCCAGCACCCGCAGCTCCTCCCCCTCCGTCCGGCACAGGGCCTGGAAGTCCAGAATCTCCCGGAACCAGGGGGGCCAGTATTGGCACAGATCAGTCTCCGGCACGAAGGGCCACCTCCCCCAGGACGGGGGCCTGCTGAAGCTCCCCTGTCTCAATGAGCTGGAGATCCGCCGCGTCTCCGTTCAGCGTCACCGCCACGGCGTTCACCACACCGGGGACGGACAAAATGGCCGACACCACCCGGGCCAGGTACACCCAGCAGGAATAGCTGGTCAGCCTGTCCGCGTCCGGCTCCGCCCACGTCTTTCGGATGGACAGCAGGTAGTCCCCCACGGCGGACTCCACCAGGGGCTGCATCTGCTCCACCGCGTACCCCGCCCGCAGGGTGAGGACGGCGGACACGTCCACCGCCACCGCCTCCGGGGCGGCGACCGTCACCGTGGCCCCGATGGGGGCGGTGCCGTAGCCCAGTCCCTGGTAAGGGGGCGGGTCCACCGCCGCCTGCACCGCCGCCACCAGCTCCGGGGAGGCGGGCATCCAGTCCGCCCCCATCAGGGACAGCTTCACCGTCCCCCCGCCCTTCCAGGTGGGGTAGATCTGGAGGTCGCCCACGCCGTCCATGGCCCGCACCACCCGCTTGTAGTCGGCCACGTTGCCGCCGAAGGGCCGCTCCCGCAGGGCGGAGATGGCCCGCTGGCGCAGTTCTTCATCCTCCTCGGCGTCGTCCCCGGGCACCAGGATGTCCGCGATTTCGGCACTGCCCAGCCCGGGGATCACCGTGATGGGGAGGATAGGCCCGGTGTAGCGGTTGCCGATCTCCCCCGGCGTCTCGCAGACCATCCGGTACTGCCCCGGCCCCACCCGCCCGGCGGCGGTAAAGTTGACGCTGTCCCCGCCGTCGATGGTGGAGAACCGGGCCCCGGCGGGGATCTCGTCCAGGCTGAACACCCCCAGCCGCACCGCCGGGGAGGCGGGGTAGCGCTCCACATTGGCCAGCACCGCCAGGTGGTCCAGATCCTCCCCCACGGCGGTCTGGATGGCCCCGCCCCGCTGCACCTTGTCCAGCTCCAGATAGAAGTCCTCCAGGGCGTAGCCCCCCGCCCCCAGGGCGGTCTGGATCATGGAGCCCTCCCGCTTGTCCAGGGAATCGGGCACCCGGGCCAGCATGGCCGCCAGCAGGGCGCGGTAGGTTTTCCCGGTCAGATCCAGCATGACTGACTCACCTCCACATTGGCGTTTACCGGGCCGAACACGGTGTCCACCGTGACGGCGGCGGTGAGCGTCCCCTCCCGAAAGTCATAGGAAAACGCCGAAATCCCCAGAATCCGGCTGTCCGGCACAAAGGCGTCCTCCAGCCTGCGCCGCAGCTCGGAGGCCGCGAAGCCCGGGTCCGCGCCCAGCAGGCCGTCCAGCTCGACGCCGAAATTGGGGGAGTAGATCTGCCAGCGGAACCGCTCCACGCTGACGGTGATCTCCACCGCCTGCCGCACGGCCTCGTAGCCGTCCCCCCGGCCCCGCAGGCGGCGGGTCACCGGGTCGGCGATCCAGGTGAGGGAGGGCTGGTCCTGGAACACCACGCCCCGGCTCAGGTCAATGTCAGACTGCGGCAGCGTCGCCATTGGGCGTCCCCCTCTCAAAAATCCGGGACAGGATGACAAACTGCTGACCCCGCATCACCCGGAGCAGCAGCACCTTGTCCCCCGCCGCCAGCCCCCGGTTCAGAACGATGTACCCGTCCTCCACCGGCAGGGGCTTCCCGTCCTCATAGCAGACGATATGCCCCAGCCGCTCATCGGAGGTATAGGCGTCGGGCAGCAGGGCCTCCGCCGTGGGGTATGTCCCCTCCAGCCCTTCCCCGGCCTGGAAGGAACCGCCCAGGGCGCTGCCGGTGGGGCCCTCCGCCGCCGTGTGGGTGTGGCTCAAGCCCGACACCCCGTGGCTGTGGCCCAGGCCGGACACCGTGTGCCCGTGCCGGAAACCCGCCGTGATATGTTCATGCTCCAGCACGGGGATCTTTTTTTCCACCACGGCGGCGGTGCGCCACAGCACCTCCTGGGGCAGCGGGGCCATGGACTCCCGGAGGGTGACCTCCAGCGGCTTTACGCTTGTCACCGTCCCCAGTACCAGGTCGGACAGGCCGTAGGCCCCCATAGAGCCCTCCACAATCCCGTGCAGGGTATCAATCAGATCCAACGGCTACACCCCCAGCTCCCGCACCTCGAAGTCCATGGTGTGGGTGTCATGTTCATAGGTATGGGTCACCTTCTCCAGCAGCACCGGGCCGAACAGGTGGATATCCCCCAGGTTGGGCACGTCCATCATCAGCATCTGCCCCGCCCGCACTCCGTCCAGCCCCAGGGCGGACACCTTCAGCGTCCGCCAGCGGCGGTTGTAGTAGGACAGCATGGACTTGACTTTGGCGGCGGCCTGGGCGGTGTTCAACGCCTCGTCCACCGTCTGGTAGAGCTGGAGCAGGCCCCAGCGGGCAATATTGCCGCTGTCCACCGCCTGGAACACGTCCCCCCGTCCGGTGGCCTCGTTGGGCCGCACCAGCTTGACGGAGTTGCAGGTGTGCTCGTCGATGTCCGTCTTGTAGGTGTAGTCCAGCAGCAGGGAGCCATTCCCCACTACGCCCTGGGCCACCATGGCCCCCGCCTCCCGGAGGGAGAGGGCCCCTGCGTCGTCAAAGAAGGTGTACAGCCTCCCCGTGGCCAGCAGTGTGCTCTGGAGGGCGGCGGAGATGATGTCCAGGCAGCTCTTGTCCTCCTTCACCAGGGTGGGGACGGGATAGCCCGTGTCGTCCAGCCGCCCCGCGGTGAGCTGAAAGTCCTGGGCGATCTCCCGGATGATCTGTCCGGCGGTGCGGCCCACGAAGCAGTAGCTGGCGTTGGCCTTGAGGTATCGCAGCTGATCGTAGCAGGTCACGTCGATGACGGCGTACCGGTCCCGGGACTTGGTAAACACCCAGCCCAGGAAGATCACCTGCCCATCCACGGAAAAGCGGACGGCGTCCCCCTCCACAAAGGAGATCCCGGCGGCGTTCACCGTGAACTTCAGCGTACCCGGCGATCCGGTGCGGTTGGTGGTATAGGTCACCTTCTGCGTCTGGGGGGCGATGTCCCAGCTTTTTCCCGTTCGCTTTTCCAGCACAATCAGCTCGCAGGTCATGGGCCCGCCCCCTGGATCTGGCTTTTCTTCACCCAGCCCCGGGCACCGCCGGAGGGGGTGGTGATGTGGTAGGGAAAGGCCCGCTTAGGATCGGTGGTGATGATGCGGGAGATCTTCCCCCGGAAGCCGGAAAAGGCGCCGTGGGGCTCCGCGCCCCAGCTGGAATAATAATAGTTCCCGTTCACCGTCACATCCTGCCCCACGGTGAGCTGTCCGGCGGGGACGGCCCGGTTGGGCTGGGCCGAGGCCTGGGCGGGCTTGTCCGGCGCGCTCTGGCGGAGGGTCACCGTCCGGGCGGAGTAGTCCCGGTATTCCGTCAGCTCCAGCTCGTAGTAGAAGTCCCCCGTCTCGCCGCCCCGCTCCTCCACGTGGAAGGAGGTGACCAGGGCCTCCATGTTGGTGTCGAAGATGGGAGTGCCGTCCTCCATGCAGCGGTTGGCCACAAAGCGCACCCTGGCTCGCTCGTCCATGGCCTTCTGGACGAAGCCGATATAGAACTCCGGGGGACGGAAGCCGCCGGCGGTGACCACCGCCCCGAAGTCCGCCCGCCCCGGCAGCAGCCCCGACCAGGCCGCCTTTTGCAGCTTGGGGGCGCGGGGCACCATGATGGGCCCCACCCCCAGCACGTTGTACTCGGCGTTGTCGCTGTCCTTGCTGATCTGGTAGCTCTCCGGGTTCACCGGGAAGCGCAGGGCGGTTCCCTCCCGGGAGAGGTACAGGCCGTATTTGTTTTCCATGGCGGGGAATCCCTCCCTACTGGTAGCTCAAGTCCGTGTGGCTGGCGGCCTGCTCCGCGAGAATCCGCTGGAGGGCGTCCTCCAGCCAGCGCAGATCCTCCTGGGTGTCCCCGGTGTTCTGGCCGTTGATGGTGATCACCGGCGTCTGGGCGGTGAGGTAGACGTTGCTGACGTACTGCCGCTCGGCCATGTCCACCAGCAGCCTCATGTCCTCCTCCGACAGGGACACGCTGCGGCGGATGGCCCCCGTGTCCCCCTTGATGCCCTCCAGCGCGGCGGGCACGCCGGAGGCGTCCAGCATGGACGAGAAGCCGGCGTTCCCCCCGGAGAAGCCGCCCAGCAGGTCGTCCACGCTGAAATTGTCCACCATCCTGCCCAGGCCCGCCCCGGCGTTGGCCCACTGGTTCATGGTGTCCTCATAGCTGATCTGCTCCATGCGCTCCACCTTGACGTCGTTCTCGCCAAAGCTGTCGTGGACAAAATCGTTTACCCGGTTCTGGAAGCCCCGCACCGCCCCGGAGAGGTTGGAGCCCAGCAGGGCGTCGATGGCCCCGGCCGCCGCGCCCACAACGTCCATGATGAAGTTGAACAGGCCCAGGAACAGGTTGGCGATGGCTCCGATGGGGTTGTCGAACACGTTGGCGAAAAACTCGGCAAAGGTGGCGATGAGGTTCCACGCCGCCGCCACCAGGTTATAGCCAAAGGCGTACAGCCAGCCCAGGCCCGCCCCGATGGTGGCGAACACCTCCTCGCTGCTCATGCCCATGGCGTACATGGCCATGACCGCCGCGCCAATGATGGCAATGAACAGCAGCAGGGGCCAGTTTGCCGCCGCCCAGGCGGCGGCGTGAACCATGGCGGAGGCCGCCGACAGGGCCGCCAGGGCTATCAGCGCGCCCCCTGCGAATTGCAGCACCGTGGACACAAAGCCCCAGTTGTCCGCCGCCCACCTGGCCCCCGCCGCCAGCAGGTCCACCGCCCCTGCCGCAACGCTGCCCAGCAGCTCGAACCCGGCGATAAGCCCGTTGACCGCCTTCTGCCCCAGCTCGCTGTTCAGCAGGCCGGTGAGCTTTTCCATGGCGGGCTCCATGGCCTTCACCGCGGCGTTGCCCGCCATGGTCCACGCCTGCCCGAAGGTGAGGGGAATGTCCTCAAAGGCGGCGTTGGTTTCCTCCGCCGCGGCGAACAGGGCGTTCTTCACCACCGACGCGGTGATCTTCCCCTCGGAGGCCAGCTCCCGCATCCCGCCCACCGACACGCCCATGTACTTGGCGATGGCCTGGGCAATGGTGGGGGCCTGCTCCAGCACGGAGTTCAGCTCCTCCCCCCGCAGCACGCCGGAGGACATGGCCTGGGTGAGCTGGAGCATGGCGGCCTGGATACCCTGGGAGCTGGTGCCCGCCAGGGCGAACTGCTTGTTGATCTGCTCCGCGAAGGCCACCAGCTCGGCGTTGCTGCCGAAGGCGTCCCCCGCCATGGTGCCCAGCTTGGCCACCATGTCCGCCGTCTCCTGGTAGGCCCCCCGGGAACGCTGGGCGGCCTGGTACACCATGTCCTGAAGCTCCGCCGTGGTCTGGAGGCCGTCGTTCATCCGCTCCAGCCGGGCGGTGGTCTGGGTGAAGGTGTCCGTCAGCCCCACGAAGGCCTGGGCGGTGCGCAGACCCAGATAGGCCCTGGCCAGGGCCACCAGCCGCCGCTCCAGGCCGGAGGCCGCGCCGCTCCCCTGGGTCATGCCCCGGTTCATCCGCTCCTGGGAGCGGGCGGCCCGCTGGCAGGAGCCGGCGGCCTGCGCCGCGCTGCCGTCCACGTCCCCCATGGCGGAGGCGGCGTCCAGCGCGGCCTCCGCCATCCGGGACAGGGCGTCCTTCGCGCCGCCGGAGGCGGCGTGGAACTGCCGCTGTCCGGCGGCCGCCGCCGCGCTGGCCCCGGTGGACTGCCGGAGCATCCCCAGGTAACGGGTGAAGGTGGCGGAAAACCGGTCCGCCAGCGTAAGCTCCTCGTGAATCGCCGCCATTTACCCGCCTCCCTTCTGCTTCGGCCTCGATTTGATCTCCTTCAGCGCGAACAGTGCCAGCAGGATCTTCTCCCGGGTGGGAAGCCCGGCCACCTTCTGGGGCCGCCAGCCGTGGTTTACCATCATGTAGTAGGCCAGCAGCGTGTCCGGGTCCCCCCGGCGAATCAGTTTTTTGCCTGCTCCTCCGGGTCGTCCTCCAGGCCGGACAGGGCCAGGATGGCCCGGGACAGCCTGCCGTATTCCCCCACCAGCAGCAGCTTCCCCGGCACCTCCAGGGGGTCCAGCGTACCGCAGGCCCTGCACAGCTCCGGGCTGGAGAAGTCCGGCTCCACCGTGGCGGCCACCACCACCCGGCGGCCGTACTCCGTCTGGTCCAGCTGCTCCACCAGCTGTCCGTTCACCTTCACCCGCCGGGTGGATTTGCGGATCAGCTGGTCGTTCTCCCCCTGGGACAGGGGGCGGATGACGAAGGGGGCGGGGGAGCCGTCCTCCTGCCGAAACCGCTTGGATACCACCACCTCCTGGCGTTCCAGGGGGCTGGCGGGGTTCAAAAAGGCGTTGAGATTGCTCATGGGCGTTGACTCCTTTCTCAGTTCCCCGTTCCGGCGGGGGCGTGGAAGCTGGACAGCGGCTCGAAATCCTCATAGGTGAAGCCCACGTCCATGGTGAGCATATCCGCGTCCGCGTCCAGCACGGACAGGGGGATCGTCCCGGTCAGCTTGCAGTTGTAGTAGGCCACGGTCTGGGTGCCCACCGTGGTGGTGGGGTCGTCGTTGGTGACCTGAAGGTTGAAGTAGGGCATCACCCCGGTGCGGATGTACTGGGCCACCATGTCCAGGAACAGCGGCGTGCCGTAGTAGACCGTCATGGTGCCCGTGAGCTTCACCGCCCCGGGCTTTTGCTGGGCCTTCTTGGTGCCGATCACCTTCATGTCGGACACCGCCGTCTCCGCCTGGGTTTTCACGTTCTTGGCCCCGAACAGCTCCTGCACCTGGCCGTCCCTTGTGATCACCGCCTTGCCCGCCGCGCCGTTCAGCGTGTCCCGTTCCAGCAGAAAGCTCATTTGTCCGTCCCTCCTTTACGCCACCGTCACCGTCAGGTACACCTTTTCCACGGCGTCCCCGATGGCGATGGCCACAGTGATCACAATGCTGTCCGGGCTGTCCCCCGGATCCACCGACACGTCGTCCCCGGTGGGGCGGAGGCGCAAGGCCCCCCGGTCGTACATGGCCTTGAGGTAGCCCAGGATGGCCCCCTTGAACAGCGCGCGGCCCTCCCCATTGTTTTTCACCCTGCCCAGATAGTTCAGCGAAAACTCCCGGTACAGGTCGTTGGCCAGCGCGGAGCATACCCGCATGGTGGTGTTCTTGCGGAACACCTTGCCCAGCTCCGGGGTGAAGGTGGTCAGGGTGTTGATGTCCGTCTCCACCCGCACCTGCCCGAACTCCCGGCTGAGGACGATGCTCCCGGCCCGTATGCCCTCCTCGATCTGGCTGTTGGACTTCCGCTCCGCCACGTCCGCCGCGCCGGGGTAGGCGGCGCAGGTGAGGGACTGGTAATACTGCGCCCCGGCCTGGGCCCCCGCCAGCCACCACACCGTCTCATTGGGGGCCAGCTCCGTGCCGTCCTCCAGCACCACGCCGCCGTTGACGTCGATGACGAACCGGCTGTCCATCCCGGCGGCCCCGGAGGCCACCAGCTGGCTGTGCCGCCCCTCCTGCTCCGCCAGCCGCTTCACGAAGGCGGCCATGGCCTGCCGCACGGTGCTGTCCGTGCCGTCGTAGGCCAGGATGTCGAAGGAATAGGGTTCCAGGGCGGTGATGGCTTCCGCGTAGGCGGCGTTGGACGCCGTACCGTCCGCGCCCCCGGCGAGGGACACCCCCGCCGACGCGGCCAGCTGCCCCGGGCCGGAAAATCTCACCCAGCCGTTGTCCGCCAGGGCGTCCGCTGCTCCCGCCTGCTGTACGTCCACCGCCCTGCCGTCCACCAGGGTGGTGACGGTAAAGACCTCCGGCTCGTCCACCCCGGCGTCGATGCGCACCGCGATGTCGTTGCCCCGGACGCCGGGATAGCGGGCGGTGACGGTGAGGGCCGTTTCCCCGTCCTCCCCGGCGAGGGAGGCGGACGCGGGGGCCGCGCCCTCCGCCGGGAGGCGGTAGAGCAGTACCTTGGTGGGCCCGCCGGTGACGTTGGTGCCCTTGAACAGCTCCCGCAGGAACAGGGCCTTGGGTTCCGTCAGGGCATAGCCCACCGCGGGGGCGGGGTCCTCCCCGGCGGCGAGGGACACAACCTCCCCCACCGGGCCCCAGGACAGGGCCTTGGCGATGGCCGCCGTGCCCCGGCTGCCCTGGGACACCGGGGCGGCTCCCGCGCTCCTGAATCTGAAATAAATGCCGGGGCGCGCCTTATTCTGCGCGTCCCAGGTTCCGCCTGCCATCAGCGGCCACCTCCTTGGAAGAATTTGTCCAGGATGGCCTTGGCCTCCTGGAGGGTGTACTCCGGCCCGGGGAGCAGGGCGGCGGCGAAATCCCGCTGATAGCCCGACAGGGCCCTGCTGTCCAACAGCCGGGCGGTGGGATACCGGACAGGGGCCGCCTTGGGCCGTTCGGTCTTAGCTGCCATTACGTTACCTCCTCGGCGTAGGTCTGGATGGAGCGCATGAGGGCTTCGTCCTCCCCGCGGCTCATCCAGAGCTTCAAGTCGAATTTGTAGTGCAGGGCGTCGTCCCGGATGTACCAGTCGCGTCCATAGGTTCGCAGGAGGGCGGTTTCTCCGTCCTCCCCGGCCCGGTAGGGGAAGGCGTCCAGCCGCGCGTCCAGCACGTCGGCCACCTGGGTATACTGGCGTTCCATGTCCACCTGGTTGTAGTCGATGAGGCACACCAGATCCAGTCCCAGCTCCCGCAGGAAGCGGCCCCCGGTTTTGCCTTTGATGCTGGCGCGGGTGCGCTGGAGGAACAGGGCGGGCGTTCTGGTGCCCTGCTGGTTGGGGTTGTCGTAGAACGCCATCCCCGGCAGGGAGGGAGCCAGATAGTCCGCCAGGGAGCGGGTGAGGGCCTGCATGGTGAATCTCATTGCCCCAGCTCCTTTGTCAGCTTTTCCAGCTCCGCCTGTACTGTCTCGCCGTACTTGTCAAGGGCCTGGTCCGTGATGTGCAGGCCCTCCACGTAGGCAGACTTGACGCCTACCATCAGACCGCCCTTCCCGTCCAGATCCCGGGACAGCAGGCCCGTTTCCTCGTCAACGTAGAGGCCGGGGACGAAATGCCGGTCTACCCGGTGGCCGTCGTTGACATAGCTGGCATATTCCATATCGTTAGCCAGCACGGTGGTCAGGCTTTCCCCGGATACCTCCGGCACAGTCTGGCTGTCCGTGGCCCAGTGCTGGGCCAGCTCGCCGGAAATCATGTTGACGCCCCGCAGCTCCCCGTGGGCGAAGGTGTTGGGGGGCGTCAGGGCCGCCGCCAGCTCCACCGCCCGGAGGGTCGCGCCCTCCGCGATGGAGGCAAGACGCTTTGGAATTTCCGGGGCCAGCTTCTCCAGCTCCGCCAGCCGTTTCCGCAGGCCGTCACCCAGGGCCATCCTCTGCCCCTCCCTTCAGATACTCCCGCTGGAGCAGCCCCGCCTCCTGGTGGGCCAGCCCCGGCAGCACCGCCCCGAAGGGCTCGTGGAACCGCACCGGCTCCCCGGCGAAGGCCCGCAGCGGCGGCCCCGGCTGTCCCAGTCCGCCGCCCCGGCGGATGAGCAGTTCGTCCCCCGCCCGCAGATCCACGGCGTTGCCACAGGCCAGCCTGTCCTCCCCCTCGCTGTGGGCGGCGGGGGCCTGCATCCGGGGACCGTGGACGCCGCTGCGGTACACCCGGCAGGGCACGTCCGCCGCCACCAGGACCCGCTCGTGCCGGGTCAGGCTCCCCTCCGGGACGGGGCGCACCCGGCGTATGTCCATCCGGTCGGTGTACCAGTCGGCGTAGTTCATAGCACGTAAGTCCCTCCCATACCCGCCAGCCGCGCCCGGGTGGCCAGCAGCTGGCCGTACTGGGTGGCGTTCAGATCGCCCCAGCCCGCCGTGGCCCGGGTGAGGGGATCGGTGTCGTAGCTCACCGAGCTGTCCCCCAGGCTGGCGGACTTCACCACCCCCACCAACGCGCCGGTGGCCGCCGCCTGGGCCGGGGTTCTGGAGCCCTCCGCGTAGGTGCGCAGGTACAGGGCGGCGTGGTGGGCGGCGTACAGCCCGCAGGCGTACCGCCAGCCCTCCCCCCACTTGTCCGGCTGGATGGCGGCGCGGGCCTGCCGGAGGAACTCCTCCAGCAGGGCGGGGGGGACCAGCGGGGCCCCGGGGCTGTCATTGGCGGGCGGGGTGTAGAACTGGGGGAAGTCCTCCCGGAACAGATCCTCTGTATATGGGCTGGCCCCGTGGCCCAGGTTGGCGGCGGCCTCCCGGACGCCGCGGAACTGCGGCCCGGTCATTCCGCGCCGTCCGTTCCGGGCTCGCCGGGATCAGCCGGGGCGGATTCGTCCCCCGGCTTTCGGTTCCGCTTCCGCCTGCCGTCCTCCTCCACGGCCTTGTCCCCGCTGCTGTGGGAGAGGATCACCTTGCCGTCCGCCGCCAGCGCCGCCAGATAGGCGGACTTCTCCGCCCAGGCGGGGAGGGTCCCCATCCAGCCCCGGGGCATATGGAACCGCTCCCCATCGGGGCCGGGGAGGATAATGTTGCGGTTGGATAGGATAAACATGGCCGCGCCCCCCTTAAATGCCGTCGAAGTAGCCCATGGTCTGAGGATAGAACAGCTCCACCTCGGAGATATTGGCGGCGTAGGCCGTGTCGTAGCAGAACTCCGCCGCGTTGGGCTGGGACATCACCCGGGCCAGGGGGACCAGCTCCTCCACCTGGAGGAACCGCTCGTGGTTGACGTATACCACCATGCGGTCCGTCCCCCCGGTGCCCGCGCCCTTGCACCACCGGGCCGCCCCCACGTACAGCGTCCGGCCGTTCTTGGCCGCCACGTTGTTTTTCAGCACGTAGTCCAGGATGGACTCCCCCGCCAGGTCGGTGACCATGGTGTTGAGGATGTGGGCGTACTGCCCGTAGGGGAGCAGGATGTGGTTGGGCATGGCCTCCTCGTCGTACTCCGCCGCCTCCCACACCGACAGGATGGCGGAATTGATGTCCGCCAGGATCTGCTCCTTGCTCTTGTCCGCCCATTTGGTGGAGGGGGCGGCGGCCCCGTTCCCGGCCACGGTGGTCTCCGCCGCGTCCGGGTGGTTCACCAGGCCGTGGGTGCCGTACTCCTCCAGCCCGGTATAGACGTTCTGGTCCATGTGCTTGTCGTAGGCCATGCGCATCCCGTCCTGGAGGAGCTGGTCCAGGGAGCGGCCGATGAAGCCCGCCTTCTGCATATCCACCCACATCACCCGCAGGGCGGCGGCGAAGGCGTGGGCCTTGTATACCCCCTTGTCCAGGTTGGCCTGGACGATGGGCAGGCCGTTGGCTCCCCCGGCCTGCACGGGTCCGGCCCCGGAGCCGCCGGCGAGGCCGTAGCCCACCGACTGGGCGGATACGAAGTCCACCCAGCCGCCGCCGGACTTCACCACGATGTCCCGGGGATAGGTGACGCTGGTGAGGGGCTTGCGCACCAGGGCGTCCCGCTTCTCCAGCTCGCTGACCAGGAAGGCCTGGCCGGAGGCGATGCCCGCCGCGTCCATGGTCATGCCGCCCTGGGGGACGGCCCCGCCGGGACGCTGGATCACGCCGGCGTCAAAGGTGCCCATATTCTGATAGTTCATTTGCTCTCCTCCTTTTTAGGCGCAGGGCATGGTCAGGATGCGCAGCTCCGCCACGCCGTCCGCGTCGGCGGGCCCCGCCCACTGGCAGCCGGCGAGCTGCACCGTCCCGCTGGGGGCGGAGCCGGTGGAGGTCTCGAAGCCGCCCACCGGAGTGGGGATGCTGGAGTTGGCGGTGACGCGCACAAACACGGGGCCGCCCAGCTTGGGCGCGCCGTTCCAGCACTTCGCGTTTACCGCCCCCCGCTGGAACACGGGGACGGCCTCGCCGGGGGCGTAGGCCCCCGCGCCCTGCTCCAGATAGCTCAACGCGCTTTTGACCTCCCGGACAGCCACGCCCACGAACTTGGCGGCGGTATCCCCCGCGCCCATGGGGAGTGCCCTGCCCTCCGCGTCATACTTCAGCGGCGCGCCGAAGGGGATCTGTTCCGTGCCCCCGGCGGGGCGGGTGCTGATGACCGAATCGGGCTGGCGGGCGTAGCTGCCCGCGAAGCCGTGAGGCATCGTCTGGCCGATATTCTGGGGATGAAGTCCCATGATTAACCCTCCTGTTTCTTGTGGGGATTGCGGGCGGCGTAGTTCAATTCCGACTCCCGGCACCGCTCATCAAAGGTGGACGCCCGGGCCGCGTCCGCCGCCTTCCTCGCGCTGTCCGCCGCGGACTGGGCCACCCGGCCCAGCACATCGCCGCCGCCCACGGCGGACACCAGCGCGTCCACCACCCGGGCCCGGGCCGCCGCGTCCTGAATACTGGCCACGGCGGGCCGCATCCGCTTGAGCAGCGCGGCAGCCGGGGGCAGGCTGTCCTCCGCCCCGCCGCCGGACAGCGTCTCAATGAGGCCGTCCAGCGTTTTCTCGTCCCTGGCGGGCGGCTCCTCCCGCCCGCCGCGCTGGAGGGCGGACAGCAGCTCCAGCACCTTGTCCAGCTTCAGGCCCAGATCGTCCGTCCGGGCGGGGTCCTCCGCTGGAGCGTCCCCGGCGGGTTCCTCCCTGGCGGGCGGGGCCTTCTCCGGTTCGTCCTTCCCGGGGGACGGGGCCTCCCCCTTGCCCTCCTCCGGGGCGGCGTCCAGCACGCTGGCCGTGGTGGACACCATGGCGTCCAGCTCCTCCGGGCTGGCGTCCTTGGCCGCCATGCCAAAGGCGGTCAGGACAGACTTCCAAAATTCAGACATTGTGTTCCTGCCTTTCTCCG